AGCACTGCCCACACGCTCCGCACAACGGGCTCTGCGGCAAGGGCATCAACAGCGATGGCCGCACGTTCTGCGCGTGCCGAGGCGAAAACCCGCCGCCGTTCTGGCGCGACCGGACCTGACAGAAGGACGACCATGAGCGACAGCGAACTCAGCGACGACGAAGTGGATGCCGCACTCGCGTTGGCGATTGCCGGATTCGACCCCCGCGACCGCTACCCCGAGTGGGGCAACGCCTCACTGCGCGAAGCATACCGAGCGGGCTGGGAAGACCGCGTGAGCTGACAGAAGGAGCGATGGCTTGACACACAATCGGATCATCCGTCCACCCCAAGCGCCGCGTCCGGTGCAACGGCGGTTCCAAGTTCGGGATCGCGTGGTGGTTGTAGACGGACCGCCGAACGCCGACAAGTCCCGCATCGTCGGTCACTACGGGCACGTCCGCGAAATCCTCGGCGAATGGGTGCTCGTCGACATCGAAGGCCGCATCAGCGGCCCGGTGTACGAACCGGCCACTGAGTTCGAGCACGGATGGGCGTTCCTGCCCTCCGAACTACAGCACGCAGACTGACAGAAGGCAGCCTATCGGCGGCGCAACGAATTCGGCCCCTCCCCCCGGCAGGAAGGGAAGGGGCCGAAGCTCGTTGAGCGACTACGAGGTGGTGACGCTGTTGGACACCGCGGTCGTCGCCGTGGCGCCGTTGGTGCCCTCGGCGGTCAGACGGAACTTGTACGACGTCGCCGTGGTCAAACCGGTGATGTTGTACGTGGTGAAACCCGCGGACGGCGAATCGTCGGTCGTCGAGCCCACTGTGGCCGCCGACCACGAACTGAAGCCCGGCCCCGCGGCCTTTTCGACAGCGACGGTGAACGGGTCGCCGGCGCCAGCCGGATCCTTGATCGACACTGTGGCCGTTGTGCTTCCGGTCTGTGTTGCCAGCGGGGTACCGGTCCACACCGGAACGCCGCCCATCGCCGCCCAGCCGTCGCCAGAGGACCATTCCACGTTGAGCAGAGGAATGAGCTCGTCGGAAGTCGGGTCGTTGGGATCCTTGCCGACGAGGTAGGGATCGGGCAGCACCATGTAGCCGAGCTCGCCAGCGTCCGGATCGGTCTTCGACCGCCGGAAGTTGCCGATGTTGTTGAGCTTGCACAGCGAATAGCCCTCGGCCGTATAGACGTAACGGCCGCCCTTGCGTCGAGCGAAGAACAGGATGATCTGATACTCGGGGCCGTCGTTGTCGATCGGCTTGCCGATGACGAAGTTCTCGGTACCGGGATCTTCCACGATCGGATTGCCGTTGGTGTCCGAGAGCGCCAGGTTCATGCGCAGGCGCTTCATCAGCGGCTTGAGCGTTTCAACGCCGGTGAAGTTGATCGACAGCGACTCGTCGGTCAGGTCCGAGTCGAACGGCATGTTCGACTGCAGGATCTTCTGGTTGTCGTTGTTGATGTCGTAGGCGCGCTCGGGGCCGCCGTCCTCGGTCATCGCACCGATGAGCCAGAAACCCTCGTTGGGATTCGGGTTCGTGATCCATTGACCGTCAACACGAATGACAGCCCACAAGTCGTCGCGAGGGTTGCCGTCCAACGCGAAAGGCGACCAGTTGCGTGTCGGCGGGGAGCCCGCGGTCCACGGGCTGATGTTCGTTGCGGCGCCGCGGTTCATGCGGATGCCGATGGCGGCCAGCCCGCCGCGGGTATTGAACCGGCTGTCAACGTCGGCGAAACCGCCGGCCCTCCATGACGTGCCAGTGCTCGGGATTGCCATTGGTTACACCTTTCGCTGTGTCGCTCTACGACATTTTCGCATACGACAGACCTATTCGATATGTGCCGACTTTCCGGAGAATTTGGTCGTCACCGTACTCTTTCCATGCCGGCCGTCCCGATACATCGACGTAGTCGATGCTGGCCGTTCGCCCGCCTGGCAGCGGAACGTCTTCGAGGTAGGTCGCCAACAGCAGCATGCGTCGATGCGTGCGGTCAGCCTCGTCCCTCGCGGCGCGGATCGCTGCAGCGGACCCATCGCCCTTGTCGCACAACGTGTGAATCGACACCAGCTCGTCGACGGTGCCCTCTTCCACGCACTCGTTACCCGGCAGCGCATGCACCAGAACGAACGGCAGCGGTGCACCAAGTGGTCGAATGTGCGCCACCTGCCCATCAGCCTGCAACGGCTTGAGCCACGAAACGCACACCGTCTCAACGTCGTCGGGGCCGACGTCGAGCAGCTCGGCGGTCACGGGGCCGTACCTTCGAAGTGGTGCGCGGTAGCGCGCGCAGGGCCGTACTCGGGTGTGGGCGTGTTCGGACCCCACGGCGAGCGGCTACCGGGCTTGTCCACGCCGGTACCGAATTCGATGAAGTTGGCGTTCGGGCTGGTGTTGCGAACCTGATAGCCCGCCGCGAAGCGGCCGGCGTCGGGGCCGGTCCCTCCGACGCGGTTCCGCTTGACCTCGAAAGACTCTTCATAGCTGCCGGGGCCGCCGCGCGACCACGGGTGGTTGGGCGGTGAGTAAACCGACCCGACCGCCTGCGGCCAGGCGACGTTCTTCCAGTAGTTCATCACCTGAATTGCGAAAGCCTTCGTCCGCGTTTGCGGTTCGTCGTCTTTCGCCATCTTCGCGATGATCTCGCGCGTCGCCTTCTGAATCTCGACGCGACTCACATGGACTTCAGCCATCGCCACTCCGACGACGGTTGCGCGGCTTCGGGGACGCTTCGGGCTCGGGCTCGGGATTCGGATCAGCCTGCTCGGATCCCTCCGCGGCCTCGTCGCTCTGCTCGGGCTCGCCGCTGGGCTCGTCGGACTGTTCCTGTTCCTGCTGGCCCTCGTTGGCGTGTTCGGCGGCCTGCACGTCCGGAGAATCTGTGGATGCGGCGCCCGAATTGGCCGACAGGACAACACGGGTCGGATCGCCGGGATAGTCGGGCTCGGCATTGAGCCGACGCAGGTTCGCCCCGCCCGCAGCGAGCTTGTCATCCAACTCGACGACACCGCCGGTGCGCGAGGTCACCAGAACTTTGCCGTCCGCGACGACCTTGCCCGGTCCCATGATCTGATAGGTGCCCATCGCATTCTCCTAGCCGGTTGCCTTTTTCGAGATGATAGTCGTCTTGAACGGGTTACCCGCGGCGTCGGGGTGCGTACGCGGACCGCCGATGATCTGGTACTTCACGCCATTGACAGTGATCTTGTCGTTAGCCTTGGCGTCCATCACCGCGGCACGCAGTGTGTCGTCATAGATATGCACGGGAATCGTTGAGCGCCAATACTCTGTCGCGATGTCGAACTCGAGCTCGGCCGTCTCCGCGAACGTCATCGGGCGGTGCCGGCAATTGGTTGCGTCGTGATTGACCGGGACCAGATCGAAGTTTCCCAACTCGTCGGATGCGCCCGACTTCTCAAGATGGGTGAACCGAATCGTCTGATCGCCGAAGATCATCGCGGGATGGCCCAGTAGTGCTCGAGGAACTGTTCGGCGATGGCGCGGTCGCAACCGATCGCGTAGATGATGTCGCTGACCGTCGCCTCGCGAAACGCCGACAGGTCGGGCTTGACGCGAATGGTGACGCCGGGACCGTCTGTTAGGGCAGGCATCAGCCGAACTCCAAGGTGGGTAGTCGGTACTTGTCGATGATGTTGCCCGCCGAGAACAGCACGTCCTCAGCGAGCGCGGCATACGGGTTGTAGGCCACCTGCACGTCGTCGACGCGCCAGGACCGCTGGCCGAAGTCACTCATCCCGGTCGCTGCCTTGACCGGGATGAGCGACATCTGATCGACCATCGACAGGATCGCCTGGCGCCAATCGACGGCCTCAGTCTCGGAGAAACCGTGCGACATCACAATGTCGATGCCGCTGTACTGGTCGGTCCAGTAGCTACCGTTGCGCTTGCGCAACCGAACCTGTTCGGGCATCAGGGCTGTCGCACCCGCCGACGCGGCGACCGAAGTGGGATCCAGCCCGATCCCATCTTCGGTCACCGACGTCAGTTCGGTGATCTTCATGGTCGGCAGCCGCAGGACGCGACTACCGGGACCGTCGATCGTCACCGCCTGGTTCGGCAGCACCGGCGAGACGTGCCAACCGACCTCGCGCCTGACGGCCTGCAACGCGGCGTTGAGCATGCGCTGCGTCTCGGGGTCATCCGGCGCGAGGCGTCCCTTGGTGTATGCGGAAACGTCGGCGGGTGCGAGCTCGGCCATCGGCTACTTGAGCCGCTTCCACGTCACGGTGCCATCGGTGACCGTGGCCCCCACCGCGGGCAGGCTCGGAACCGAACTGCCCGACGTGCCAGCGACGGTGGCCTCGTAAATCTGGCCGCCGGTGCTGCCCTGCGTGGTCGTACCGGCCACCACCGTGCCACCGGAGACGTCGGGACTGCCCGGCGCCACCGCGATCTGGCCCACGTTGCCCTGCTCGGACTGAATGGTGATGTTGTACGGGCCGGAACCGGCCACCGTCACGTCACCGGGCTCGACGTTGTCGAGAGCCACGATGGCGCTCTGGATGGCGGCGGCGTTCAACCCGCTGATCGCGATGTTATCGGTGCGTCGCGTGACGCCCCGCAATGTCACGTCCAACTTCGTGTTGCCAGCGGTGGCCGTCACCGTGAGGGTCTGAACCTCGTTGATGCCAGCCACCTTCACGCGCTGACCCCTGGTGTAGGCCGTGCTGTTGGCGCGATCGGCCGGTGGGAAGATCGGCGCGTCGACCAGAGCCACACCGAGATAGTCCTTGTTGCCCGCGGTGACCGCGCGCCCAAGGTAGTCGGTGGCGTTGGATGCACCGGGGTTGTCGTTGACCAGGGCACGCCCCAAACGGTCACCGAGCTTGGTTGTCGTCGTCATGCGTTACCCCTTCGGGGTGTCGAGAGCGGACTTGAAGCCCGTACGGCGAGACGACGACGTCTTGGTGATCTTCGTCGGCTTCTCGGCTTCGGGCTGAGACTCGGGCTCAGGTTCGACCTGTGCCTCGGGCTCGGGTGCGTCGCCAGACTCGGGCGCGGTGCCCTCGCTGACCGGGGGCGTCTGAACGGAATCGTCGCCGGCGGGCGGATTGTCGTCAGACGCGGGCGCGGACTTCGGCTCGGCAGACTTGCGTGCTGCCTTGCGCTTCTGAGGATCGGAGACGCTCGGGTCGACCTGAATCGACCCGAGCCTCTCGCCGTTACGAACGAACATCGCTGATTACGTCACCGTCAGCGGAACGATCGCGTCCTCTTCGATGGTCATGGTGGTGAAGTAGCCCGCGTAGGCCACCTGCACGCCCAGCACGGACGGCTCCACGACCTGCAGCGTGCCGA